CGTCTTATGTCTCTACCAGAAGACTATAAACTTACTGGTACTTTTGATCAGAAAGCCGAACGCATTGGGCGCATGGTCGCTCCAAAGATGATGGCGGCTCTTGCTGATTCGATCTATGAGAAAGTTATAAAACCATATTATGAGGTAACAAAATGAGTGATTTTACATTTGCACATCGTGAAGAAGGGTTCGACAACCACATCGAACAAAGTATCCGTGGGTATAGCAACCTACACCAAGACGTAGTAGATTTATCAAGATACTTCGTAGATGAAGAGAGTAACGTGTATGACGTTGGTAGTTCAACTGGTAAGACTATACAAGCTATGGCTGATCAGAACTATGAGTTTGCACCGAAGGCTAACTACATCGGTGTTGAGTTTGCAGAAGGTTTCAAGGGCGACATGGAGAAGCGTGTCCGAAGTGTAGAGAAAGCACACCCAGGTACTACTGTAGAATTTATCTATGATGATATTCGCAATGTTGAAATTGAGAACGCATCACTAGTTACATCTCTCTTTACGTTACAGTTCATGCCACCCATTAGTAGACGTGCCGTTGTATCGAAAATCTATAAGGGTCTGAACACTGGTGGTGCGTTTATCTTCGCAGAAAAGACTGTAGCCAAAGATGCACGTTTGCAAGAGATGTTGACATTCAACTTCTATGACTACAAGCGTAAGTCGTTTGATACAGAAGATATCATGGACAAAGAACGTACTCTTCGTAACATGTTGAAGCCTAACACTTGGACTGAGTTGTGTTCAACTCTTTCATGTTCTGGGTTTGACTTGTACAAGATACAACCGTTCTGGCAGAACCATCTATTCGTAGGTGCGATTGCTATAAAATAGTTGAGTAAACACCAAAATAAGCCTTGACAATGTACGTGAAATAAGTTATATTAATACACAAGTGATCAGAGCAATTCAGCCAGCATCACTGTATAAAGCAAACAGCAAAGTGAGAATACTATGACTAACGAAAAAATTTCAACAGCCAGCTGGGATATTGAAATCTGGACTGTACGGGACTTCTTAGAGAAGTCTCAAACGATTGACTGTAACCCTGTAGGGCAACGTCCATCTGTATCGCCTAATCCACTTGGCGAGAACAAACCTTCTAAGCAACAAAGTATCGTAGACACCATGATGTCTGGTGGGGATATCGGCGAGATAAAGATCGTCCGAGAAAACGGCAGATATGCATTCGAATCAATCGATGGCGGCAATCGTAAGCGTACTATTCTAGAGTACATGCGAAACAATTTTCCGTTACATAAATCATCTGTACTGGGCGAAGTTTTAGCATCAGAGTTGTCAGATGCTACACGTGAAAAGTTTATGAACTACAAGTTGCGTGTTGTCATTTATGATCACTTGACTACCCGACAGAAGGGTGAGTTGTTTCGTGATACAAACAACACTACTCCAGTGAATGCCCAAGAGACATTGAACTCATACGGTGATATTCCTATCGCAAATCTAATTCGTGAAACAGCACGTTCTATTAGTGGTTATGATAGTATGCCTCATGAGTTGTTCACTTGCTACACTACACCATCGGGCAATATTACTTACCCAAACGTAGCGACAAATAACACTCGTTTACGACTTGATGAAATCGTAGCACGTATTACCTATATGATCTATGCGGGTGAGAAGCCTGTAGTAGCACCTTTTGATGCACTGCAATCTATGTACGATGATGCTAGTTTAACACAGAAAGAAGTCAACAAGATTGCCAAGAAGTTGAAAGCAGTTCTTGACTTTATTCTTAAGTGTTCAGTGTGGCGTAGAGATCAAGTTGGTCGTGGACTTTTGCAAGGTCAAATCGTTATGTTGTACCGTTTGTATTTTCACTTTAAGTCAACACACGGCTCAGTAAAAGTAGAAAACTTTGAAGCATTCTACAATGAGTTTAGCAAAGCGTATAACGCATTCAATGCATCTAACCCCAAGTTTCCAAAGCGAATTGTTGAGAACAATCGTTTGATACATGAGGCATTCAATCAACACTTGGGTGAACACAAGACCCAGTTTAAGTTTGATAACACTGTCACTTGGATTCTTGAAGGTATGGATTTAGAGAGTGCAACTCTTGTTGTACTTGATAGCAGGCGTGTATTTCCACGTGAGATGGTTGAGTTGAAACTTGCAGAGCAAGGGTTCAAGTGTTGGGTTACTGGTGAGAAGTTAACAATGAAAGATGCCCAAGGTGGTCATATTGTTGCGCACTCACAAGGTGGTAGCACGTTATATGCTAACCTAGTTGTTATCAGCGCAGAGCATAACCGTCGTATGCAAGACATGAATGCTAATGACTATAAACAATCTGTATTACTTGAGGGGGTAGCGTGAAGCAAGACTTTATTATAGACTTTGAAACGATAGGGCAAAACGCTATGAAGTGTCCTATCGTAGATGCCGCTTTTGTAGTGTTTGATTGGGATCGGTTTCTTACTGATCCCTACACATTCGAAGAGTTAACTGGTATGGTTCAAACGACTAAGTTTGATGTCAAAGCGCAGTGTGACAATGGGTGTTCATTCAGTAAAGATGATCTAGCTTGGTGGCAAGGTCAATCAGAAGAAGCCAAAGTAAATTTAAAACCTTCTGAAAATGACTTGACAATACAGGAGTTCTCTGCTATAATATTCAAATATCTGAGAGAAGTCGGTAAGATTGAACACTGGTGGTCACGTGGTAATACGTTTGATCCAGTGCTGATAGAAAGAGTAATGAATGAACTTGGTCAACATCACTTGATGAACGAGTATCTAAAGTGGTGGCGTGTAAGAGACATTCGAACTTGGATTGATGCGAAGTTGAACTTTCCTAAACGTAACGGATTTATACCAGTAGCAGATATTGAGTATTGGGAAAACACGTTTATCGGTCACGACAGTACACATGACGTATCGGCAGATGTGATGAGGTTGCAAACTTTGCACCGAGTAGAAAATGATTATGAACAGCCGAAGAGGTAAAAATGCTTACTATGAAAAAATCAATAAATGACGCAACACCCGAAGAGTGGGATCGTGTGGCAAAATTAAGTACATCTTATAATGCATCAAAGTCTGGCGCACAGCGAGAAGCACTTGGCGTACCTTATATGAAACAGTTACCTTTAGAAGCACTAGCCGCAGGTGCAACAGCACTTGAGTACGGCGCTATGAAATATGCTGATCGTAACTGGGAGAAAGGTCTACCTTGGCAACAGATGATTGATAGTTTGAAACGTCACATCGATGACTTTGAACGTGGCAAAGATTATGACGATGGTCCTGATGGCTCAGGTCTACCTCATATCTGTATGATCATGGCAGGTGCTATGATGCTTTCTTCTTCTGTCATGCGTAGCATTGGTGAAGACGATAGAATGCCTCCTACTAACGAAGAAGCATTGAGCGCAAAAGAATGTGCCAAGTGGATGCAACATCAGTTAGAACGTGCTACAGAATTTAAATCACTTAGAGAGGAATATAAAGTTGGAAATTAAACTAGACCCCGTAGAACTAGCGAAGAAGAAACTCTTTGTCGCTACACCTATGTACGGCGGTCAATGTGCAGGTCTGTATACTAAATCTATGACAGACCTGACATCGGTGTGTGCTAAACATGGTATTCCGCTTAGACATTATTTTTTGTTTAACGAGTCCTTGATTACACGTGCTAGAAACTATTGCGTAGATGAATTTCTACGTTCTGATTGTACGCATCTTTTGTTCATTGACAGTGACATTGGCTTTGACTTTCGTGATGCGCTAACTCTATTGCACTTAACAGATAGTGAGACTGGTCACGATGTTGTTACTGGTCCATACCCTAAGAAGACTATATCTTGGGAGAAAGTTAAGCAAGCAGTAGACGGTGGATTTGCAGACAAGTCCCCATTCGAATTAGAGAACTTCGTAGGCGACTACGTGTTTAATCCAGTTGGTGCTGGCTCTTTCAAGATCAATGAAATGGCAGAGATCAAAGAAGGTGGCACTGGCTTTATGATGATTACACGGGAAGCTTTTGAAAAATATGCAGAAGCGTATCCAGAACTCAGTTACAAACCAGATCACATTCGTACAGAACAGTTTGATGGTACTAATGAGATAACTGCGTTCTTCGATACTATCATTGATCCTGAGACCAAACGCTATCTATCTGAAGATTATATGTTCAGTCAGTATGCACGTAAGATCGGTCTTAAGATTTGGATGTGTCCTTGGATGCGATTGAAGCATATAGGGTCTTATACTTTTTCAGGTAGTTTAGGTCACATTGCCGCAGTTGGTGCTTCACCCACAGCGACAAAAGAATCTAATGAAAAAAATTATAAGAAAGACTTGACAAAACCGCTAGAAGATGATATAAATAAGTCTGCTAGTAATATGAATAGGCAACAACGCCGAGCGATGAAAAAGGGTAAATAATGATGAAATTTAGTAATGAAACTTTGAGTGTATTGAAGAACTTTTCACAGATCAATCCGAGTGTGATGTTCAAACCAGGACAAACCATTCGAACTATATCTCCACAGAAAACAGTGATGGCAGCCGCCACAGTAGGTGAGACTTTTGACAAGCCTGCTGGCATTTATGATGTATCTCGTTTTCTCGCAACACTGAGTTTGTTTGAAGAACCAGATGTAAACTTTGGCGAAAGTCAGTTCAACATCAAAGGTGGCAAGCGAACACTGAAGTATACATATACAGCCGAGAACATGATTGTAACGCCACCAGAGCGTGACATTCCAGTTCCTGATCCTGAAGCAACACTAAATATCTCTTGGGATGATCTTGAGAGTGTAGTACGTGCCGCAGGTGTTCTGGGCTTACCAGAGATTGCTTTCAACGCAGAAGGTGATACTATATCACTAGCCGCTGTTGATAGTAAGAACCCCACAGCCGACAACTACAGCATTACGGTTGCTGAAGGTGGCGACTACGGGGAATTCCGTATGATTATCAAAGTTGATAATCTAAAACTAATGCCTACCAATTATGAGGTTGCACTTTCTTCTAAGGGTATGGCACATTTTAAATCTGATAAAGTGCAATATTGGATTGCAATCGAATCACGTTAATATTAACATAGGAGTACAATATGACTGAAGCAACTGAAACTCAAGCACCAGAGGGTGCGCCAGACCAGGGTCCTGGTCTTTCACTAAATGACATCTCTGCCGCAGTGCAGATCATTGATGCGTCTAGTGCTAGAGGCGCTATTCGTGGTGAAGAGATGGTGGCCGTTGGCACTGTCCGTGAGCGTTTTATGGCGTTCTTGAATCACGCTAAAGACCAAGGTCAAATCGATCAGGTCCCAGGCGATGAGCCTACAGCACCAGCACCAGAAGCGGATCCAGCAGACGCCGCTTAATCAAAGTGAAAAGGGGCTCTTGACGGAGTCCCTTTTTTCTGCTATACTGTGACTTTAATTTATATGATGAGGTAAACTATGCAAGAAGAATTCTTGTGGGTAGAAAAGTATCGCCCAAAAAATGTGAACGACACAATCTTACCCGAAACACTAAAAGAAACCTTTCAGCAATTCGTAGAACAAGATAACGTACCAAACTTACTACTAACAGGTCGTGCAGGTGTAGGTAAGACTACTATCGCCAAAGCAATGCTTGAGCAAATCGGTGCAGACTACATAACTATCAATGGTAGTATGAATGGTAACATCGACACACTACGAACAGAGATATCGTCATTCGCATCTAGCGTTTCGTTCTCTGGTGGTCGTAAGTATGTTATACTTGACGAAGCTGATTATCTAAACCCAAACTCAACACAGCCTGCCTTGCGCAACTTCATGGAAGAGTTCTCTAAGAACTGTGGGTTCATTCTCACATGTAACTTTAAGAACCGTATCATTGAACCATTGCACTCACGGTGTAGTGTTGTAGAGTTTAAGATCGCTAACGAAGACAAACAAGCAATCGCTGGTCAGTTCTTTAAGCGAGTGAGTAGAATTTTAGAAGAGGAAAACATTGAATATGATAGATCAACTGTGGCAGAAGTCATTAAGACTTATTTCCCTGATTGGCGCAGAGTCCTTAATGAACTACAGCGTTACTCTTCTACTGGTCGGATTGACAGTGGTGTCCTGGCTAACAAATCTGTAGACAATATGAATGCTCTCATCACTCTGATGAAAGAGCGTAACTTTACAGATGTTCGTAAGTGGGTTGCTGAGAATACAGATATCGATAGTGCAGTATTGTATCGTCAACTGTATGATCTATTACCAACTAAGATAAGTAGCACACAAAGCGTAGCAGATGCTATTATCATTCTTGCTGAGTATCAGTACAAAGAAGCATTTGTTGCTAACAGCGAAATCAATCGTGTAGCCGCACTTGCTACACTCATGGCAGAGGTAGAATGGAAATGAATAGACTACAACAACTTATGGTAATCACAATGGAAGAGTGTGCTGAGTTGATACAAGAGTGTAGCAAGACGCTCAGAACATGCGATACTATCGAAAGTGTGCCTCAGAGTACCCGTGAGAAGCTCCTGGATGAAGCTGGAGACGTTCTCGCCATGTTACAGTTACTAACGCACTCCCGATTCTTTGACAATGTTCAATTAGAGATAAGTGCAAAGAAAAAACATGAGAAGTTGAAACTATGGAGTAATTTATACGATGAAAAGCCTCTTCAAAAAGAAACCCAACTTGAGTTGTTTGATCTGTAAGAAGAAGTGTGGTGATAAGTACACCACGTTTCAATATAAGTATGAGGGCGGCAAGATAGGTGAGACCTATATTTGCGAGACATGCTCTGAACAATATGATGTAGAGGAAATGAAACCCAATGAGCAACCCATTTGAATATGTAAATACAATCACGCAGAGTAAGAAGAACATGATGCGTGACAGTGAAAACGACACCCTTGCTGAGAAGGGTTACAGTGGCTTTCTTGTAAACAAGGCTCTGTCATATTTCCCAGACACATTATTACACGCAAATCTAATGAATCATTACCACCAGCTTGAGGATCGTCCTCAGTATGAGTTTTTACTAAATAGTATTAGACCTAAGAAGCGTTTCGCAAAGTGGGTTAAAGATGCTGGTGACAAAGATTTAGATGTTGTTTGTGAATATTATCAATGCAATAGAAATCTCGGGAAAGACTACCTTTCGTTGTTGTCCAGTGAACAGTTGAACATTATGAAACAACAACTAGAAACAGGTGGAATTAAAAAATGAATTTAGTAGAGAGACTTGTAGAGGTCGAACTACCCAATGATGAAAGCTTTCTAAAGATTAAAGAGACGCTAACTCGAATTGGTATTGCCTCACGAAAAGATAAAAAATTATATCAATCTTGTCATATCTTGCACAAGCAAGGTAAGTATTATATTGTTCACTTCAAAGAACTATTCATGCTAGACGGAAAGATTAACAACTTCTCTGATGAAGATCAGGGTCGTAGAAACACGATTGTAAATCTGTTAGAAGAGTGGGGTTTGATCAAAGCCGTAAACTCATCACAGACACAAGATCCCGTTGCACCTCTGTCACAGATTAAGATACTTCCTCACAAAGAAAAAGAAGAGTGGGATCTTGTCGCTAAGTACAGTATCGGGAAGAAGAAATGACTTCTAAAGAATATCAAGATGGTAAGTCTTTTGTTATTCACGTTCATGATATTGCTAGAAAGTACGAGAGCGACTTCTTAAGAGGAGTTGCTGATAGAATGGACGAGAGTATAGAAGAGATTAAGATGGACCAACGTCTAAAACAAAAGAAACTCACCGAGTTAAATTGGGATGGCGATTAACGAAAGATGACACAGGATGCTAAGTAAACAGTGCAAGCAACACTTAGAAGAAGCAGGCGAGACTGGATTTGAACATGCTAAAGAAGCAGTAAAGATTGCAGTCAAACTACAGTTGTTAGTACCTGTAGTATTAATTCACGCAGTAGCACCAAGATTTTTTACACACACTGCTACAGACGTTATGACTAAAATATTGAAAGACCGTGAACAAAAGGAGTGAATGAATTGAGTGACAATCTATATGTATGGAAACTTTGGGATGAAGCACACTTACCAGTATATGGTAGCGAATGGGCGGCATGCTTTGATCTAAAGGCAAGTTTGCGAGTTGATGACATAGTAACTGTCTACTCAACCGTAGCTGGTAATGAAAAAGTAAAACGTAAAGTAAGTAAAGAAGAAGGCTTAATTATTTATGGTGGTGAACGTGTTCTAGTGCCGACAGGGCTAGTATTCGATCTCGACCCAAACACAAGTTTACGCATTCATCCCAGATCAGGTCTAGCATTAAAGAACGGCATCATAGTCGCTAACTGCGAAGGTGTTGTTGATGCAGATTACGTACAGCAAACTTATGTGATGCTGTATAACATATCAGGTGCGCCATTTATAGTTACAGATGGTGACAGGATAGCACAAGGCGAAGTGGTTCCTTTGAACCAAACACCCATCGTCTTGGCTGATAGAGAACCAGGTAATAAAACGTCACGTAGTGGCGGCTTCGGTTCAACGGGTGTATAAATAGAACTGTAAGTGCCGTTAGGGCTTACGTATATTAATTCTTGCTTAAATAAAAGGAGATAAGCTATGACATTAGCAGACCAACTAACTCGTAATGACCCATTTATGGTTGGGTTTGATCGAATTTTCGATAGAATGCACACGTTGAATCTATCACATCAAAAACAATCCAACTACCCACCTTATAACATCGTCAAGAAAGACGATGAAGTGTATGTTGTTGAGATCGCTGTTGCAGGTTTCAAGCAAAGCGAAATTGACATCACACTAGAAGACGGTGTACTCAAAGTAGTTGGTGAGAAAAAAACGGAAGACACTACTGATACGTTTATTCATAAAGGTATCGGCGCACGTGACTTTATTCGTTCTTTCACACTATCGGATACTATCGTAGTTCAAAGTGCAGACTTGACTAGCGGTATCCTCTCTATCACACTAGAGAACGTTATTCCTGAAGAGAAGAAGCCACGTAGAATCGAAATCGGTTCTAGTGAAACTGTTTTCTTACAAGAAGACTAAACCACTGAGGGAGGGGAAACTCTCCCTCTATTTTACACACAAACACACAGGAGACATATTATGTCCAATAAAAACCCATTCGAGATCCGTGCAGAAATGCTACAACTAGCTAAAGAGTACATGGATCAACAATATCATATGAACATTCAATTCTTTGAGAACATGATTGCAGAAGGCGACAAGCAACGTAAAGACGTTGAACAAAGCCTAACAGAAGCATACAAAATGTATTCAACAGAAGAGTTAATGGAGAAAGCAAAAGAACTGTACGCTTTCGTATCTAAGAAAGACTAATCAATGCATGGCGATAGGGGTAACATAAGAATAGTTTGGCTTATGTTAGCCCTATGCGTCATTCTACACGTTGTAGTAATACCAATCTGGATGTGGAGTTTAGGTCTATGAAGCCCAATACAAGTTTCAGTTTATCAGTTACAGACATAGATTACATCGAAGCCGCCTTGCACAGAATGCAAGTAGACATGGATAACGATGAAGACAAGAAGAATATTGTAGAACTTCTTGCAAAGATATATCACCAAAAGGTTTGGTACAGACCAAAGAAAAATTACGTTAGTGGTTGACAAACTGTTTCATATCTGATACAATGCCAACTATAAGATACATTATGAGGTACATATGAGTTTTTACACTTCCGTACATCGTTATGGCAACAAAATGCTGTTTCGAGGCTACGATGCAAATGGTAATCGCATTCACAAGAGAGTGCCATTCAAGCCTACATTCTACCTGCCTACAAAGAAATCGTCTGAGTGGACAGCACTAGATGGTAGTTCAGTCGAGCCGATGACAATCGACAGCATGAGCGAAGCACAAGACTTCGTTAAGCGTTATGAAGACGTAGACAACTTCAAAGTTCATGGCAACAATAACTTTGTCGCACAGTTTATTTCAGAAGCATATCCAGGTGACATCAAGTATAAGTTACGTGACATCTGTGTTGGTAACATCGATATCGAAGTCGCATCAGATGACGGCTTTCCTCACCCAGAGCAAGCTGATCATCCTATCATCTCTATCGCATACAAAGACAGCAAGAGCAAAGTCTATCATGTATGGGGTCTAGGTCATTATGACTCTACTAAGAGCGAACTAGATAACATTGAGTTGATTCAGTATCGACACTGTGACAACGAGAAAGACCTCATTGAGAAGTTTCTTATCTTCTGGCAGAGTAACACGCCTGACATCATTACTGGTTGGAACATTCGCTTGTTCGATATACCGTACATGATCAATCGTACACTCAAGGTCTGCGGTGAAGAGACTACTAAACTATACTCGCCTTGGAAAATATACAAGTATCGACAGATTGGTATCAAGGGTAAGTCGATGGATGCGTATGAGATTTATGGTGTGTCGCAAGTTGACTACTATGATCTATTTCAGAAGTTCGGCTACACATATGGTACACAAGAGAGTTACGCACTCAATCATATTGCCCACACAGTTCTCGGTGAGAAGAAGCTATCATATGAAGAGCATGGGTCGCTTCATGGGTTGTACAAAGCAGATCATCAGAAGTTCATTGACTATAACATCAAAGACGTTGACCTAGTTGATCGTATCGACAAAGAGACTGGTCTCATGGATCTAGCACTTGTTATTGCATACAAAGGTGGTGTAAACTTCCCAGACGTATTTGGCACAACTGCTATATGGGACAGCATCATCTATCGATATCTAAGAGAACGTAAGATTGCTATTCCACCTAACAAGCGTAAGAACAAGAGTCCTTACCCAGGTGGCTATGTGAAAGACCCACGTGTTGGCATGAGTGAGTGGATTACATCGTTTGACTTGAACAGTCTGTATCCTAACTTGATTGTACAATACAACATGTCACCAGAGACATTGGTGCGTGGTGATATGGTTTACCCATCTGGCGTAGATCATTTCCTAGATGCTGATACTGAAGACTTTGGTAGCTTTGCAGTTGCGGCAAATGGTTCTAAGTATCGTAAAGACAAACGTGGCTTCATGCCCGAGATCATTATTGGTCTGTACGATGAGCGTAGAGCAACTAAGAACCAGATGCTTGAGATACAGCAACAGAACGAGAACTCTTCTAGTTCAGACTTGAAGCGTGAGATCAACAGACTGAACAACACCCAACAAGCAGTAAAGATTTTGCTCAACTCACTTTATGGTGCGCTAGGCAATCAGTACTTCAGATACTTTGATCAACAGATCGCAGAAGGTATCACACTGTCTGGTCAGCTATCAGTTCGATGGGCTGAGAAAGCAATGAACAAGTACATGAACAAAATTCTCAAGACTGAGAATGAAGACTTCGTTATTGCAATTGACACCGACTCATTGTACGTTGATATGAACCCATTGGTCAAGAAGGTCAATCCCGAAGACCCAGTTAAGTTCATTGACAATGCATGTCAGAAGAAGTTCGAGCCAATGCTTGAAGAGGCGTATGCCGAGTTGTTTGGTAACATGAACGCATTCGAAAATCGTATGGAGATGGCACGTGAAGCTATTGCTGATCGTGGTGTATGGACAGCGAAGAAGCGTTACATTCTAAACGTTCACAACAACGAAGGTGTGCAGTACGCAGAACCTAAACTAAAAGTCATGGGCATTGAAGCAGTGAAGTCTTCAACACCACAAGTTGTACGTGACAAGTTCAAGCAAGCGTACAAGATCATTCTTGAGGGTAGTGAGAAAGAACTACAAGAGTTCGTAGCAAAGTTCTATGAAGAGTTTACTAGTCTACCAGCAGAGAAAGTTTCGTTTCCACGTGGCGTATCTGATTTACGCAAGTGGGTTGATCGAAATACAACGTACAAGAAGGGTACACCTATTCATGTGCGTGGCGCTATCATGTTCAATAAGATGTTGAAAGAGAACAAGCTAGTTGTCGAAGAAGTTAAAGATGGCTCGAAAGTGAAGTTCTGCTATCTGAAGACACCTAACCCATCGATGGAGAATGTGATATCGTTCTCTACGTTTCTACCTAAAGAGTTTGGGCTAGATGAATATATTGATTATGAGATGCAGTTTGATAAGACATTCAAAGACCCACTGAAGTTGGTTACTGATGCTATCAACTGGAATGTTGACCAAATAAGTACACTGGAGAGTTTCTTCGCATGAAATATTTAAAAATGATGAACCCCGCATACAAGAGAGATACAAAGGGTAAAGTTAGAGTATGGCAGTTAGAGTTAGGTTGGGATGATGTGCAAGCGTATCATCGTGCCCATACAGGTATTAAAGATGGTGCTATAGTTACGTCTGAGTGGAAGCTATGCTTACCAAAAAACGTTGGAAAGATAAACGCAACGACCAGTCTTCAACAAGCACACAGTGAAGCTTGTAGTCTATACACTAAGAAGCTTGACACTGGTTACTTTTCAGATGTGAATGACATTGATACATTTGAGAAGTTCAAACCTATGCTTGCTGTAGAGTACAAAGAGGATAATATTGACTTTGAAGAAAGTGACTATTATAGCCAACCAAAGCTAGATGGGATTCGTTGTATAGCCCGTAGAGATGGGTTGTACACTAGATCGGGTAAACCTATCACTTCATGCCCACACATTGTTGAAGCACTGAAGTCTGTGTTCGATGACTACCCAGACGCTATTCTTGACGGTGAACTATATAATCACGTGTACAAAGATGACTTCAATAAGATTGTATCTATGGTACGAAAGACTAAGTTGAAAGACGAAGACTATGAAGAAAGTCGTAGGCTTGTTCAGTATCATGTGTATGATTACTTTGTAGACAGTGACTTTAATGAGCGATATGACGCACTGGCGAAGCTTAAGTTAGAAGACCCAGTGATTACTGTTAAGACTGATCGTGTATCATCTATGCAGAAGTTAGACTTTCTCAACGGAGAATATCTTGCAGAAGGCTATGAAGGGCAAATGATTAGACTAAATAGTAAATACCAGAACAAACGTTCTAAGTATCTGATGAAGCGAAAAGAGTTCCTATCTGATGAGTTTAAAGTCATTCGTACTGAGCAAGGTCAAGGCAACTGGGCAGGATATGTAAAGAGATTTATATTAGAACTGCCTGACGGAACTCAATTTGGTGCTGGTGTACGTGGCAACCAAGAAACAATGAAAACATTATATGAAAGTAACAACACACCCGACTGGGCTACGTTGAGGTATTTCACCCCAACACCAGACGGCATACCCCGTTTTCCTGTCGTAGTAGATTGGGGCAACGGTCAAAGAGAGGACTAATATGGACGATATATTTGACTTTGGTTTCACGGCTGTAGACGAAGATGAACTGAGCGCAGTACAAGAAGCTAAATCGACAATCACACAAGTCTCTTCGACAGCGGAGACAACACAAGAGCAACTTGATAAGCTGTACAATGCTATCATGCCTCTGTTAAACAACTTGAAAGCGAACCCTGAGAAAGAGTATATCTTATGGCCTGATCGCACAGCAAAAATTGAATTATTTGAGGCGAAATTACTTGACATTTACCGTGGAAAGTGATATTATACCAACTATTAACTATGCAATGGAGAAATGAATGTCGTTAATTGAAAAACTAATGAAGAACTCTACCAGCAAGATGACGGCTCCTATTATGGATTCGAAAGTCTTTGGTAAAAAAGACATGGCTACAACACCAGTACCAATGGTGAACGTAGCACTATCTGGTCGTGTCGATGGTGGTCTAACACCTGGCTTGCTAATGCTTGCTGGTCCATCTAAACACTTCAAGTCAGCATTTGCACTGATGATGGCAGCCGCATATCAAAAGAAGCACGATGACTCCGTTATCTTGTTCTATGATAGTGAGTTCGGTACACCACAGTCTTACTTCGAAAGTTTTGGCATTGATATGGCACGTGTTGTACATACGCCTATCACTGATGTCGAAGAGTTGAAGTTTGATATTATGAAGCAACTTGATGGTATCGATAAGAAAGACAAGGTTGTAATTCTTATTGACTCAATTGGCAATCTTGCATCTAAGAAAGAAGTCACTGATGCGATGGATGGTAAGTCTGTTGCTGACATGTCACGTGCAAAGCAAATGAAGTCTTTGTTCAGAATGATTACACCACACTTGAACTTGAAAGATATTCCACTCGTAGCAGTCAATCACACTTACAAAGAGATTGGTCTGTTTCCGAAAGATATCGTATCTGGTGGTACTGGTGCATACTATTCTGCCGATGCTATCTGGATCATTGGTCGTCAACAAGAGAAAGTTGGTCAAGAGATTGAAGGGTATCACTTCATCATTAACATTGAGAAGTCTCGACATGTGCGTGAGAAGTCTAAGATTCCTGTGACTGTGACATTCGAAGGCGGCATCAGTAAGTGGTCAGGGTTACTTGACATTAGTGAGAAGTTAGGTTATATTACTAAGCCTAAAGTTGGTTGGTACGAAGCAGTAGACCCAGAGACTGGTGAAGTGCTAAGTGACAAGCTGATGAGAGCGAAAGATATCAACTCAAACTCAGAGTTCTGGAAGATGATGTTTACCAAAACAAAGCTTGCGGAAGCAATCAAATCCCGCTATACTATAGGTGGAACTTCTCTTATGGCAGACGATGATGTTGCCAAAGAGACAAATGAGGAAATCGACCAAGTAGTAGGTGAGTAATGATTGAGAACACGATTCTATCCGGGCTAGTCTTCAATGAAGATTACGCCCGACAAGTGTTGCCGTTTCTAAAAGACGAATACTTTGATCAGCAAAGTGAGAAGGTCGTCTACACAGAGATTGCAAAATACATTGACAAGTACAATGGGCTTCCAACAGCAGAAGCCCTGCGTATTGCAGTAGGTGAGAAAGACAACCTAAATGAAGAGATGTTCAAACAGGTCAATGACATCATTGATAATATCAAGTATGATGACAAGACCGACAACGATTGGCTTGTAGACAAGACTGAGAAGTTCTGTCAAGACAAAGCAATCTATAATGCTGTACGTGAATCCATTCTAGTTCTAGATGGTAAACACAAAAACTTAGACAAAGGTTCTATCCCAGAACTTCTGTCTGGTGCTTTAGGCGTATCTTTTGATAGTAACATTGGTCACGACTTCGTAGAGAATGCTGATGATCGATATCAGTTCTATCACACAAAAGAAGACAAGATACCTTTCGACCTTGATCTGTTTAACAAGATCACTAAGGGTGGGTTGTCTCGTAAATCTCTGAGTGTTGCACTCGCAGGTACTGGTGTTGGTAAGACATTGTTTATGACACACTGTGCCGCCGCCAACATGATGGAGGGGTTGAATGTTTTATATATAACAATGGAGATGGCGGAAGAACGAATTGCAGAGCGAATCGATGCTAATCTTCTTGACTTGACAATTGATGAACTCAAAGAAGTTCCGAAAGAAGTCTACGTCAAACGGCTTGACAGAGTAAAGTCTAAAACAACAGGCAAGCTCATTGTTAAGGAATATCCAACTGCTAGTGCTGGGTCAGCACACTTCCGTCATCTCCTTAACGAACTACGCCTAAAGAAGAACTTCACACCTGATGTAGTCTATATCGACTATCTAAACATCTGTACAAGTTCTCGCATGAAGTATGGTGCGAATGTAAACTCATACACCCTTATCAAAGCCATTGCTGAAGAGTTACGTGGTCTTGCTGTAGAGTTTAATATTCCTATCATGTCTGCAACTCAAACTACAAGGACTGGTTATAGTAGTTCAGACTTAAATCTCGAAGACACCTCTGAGAGTTTTGGTCTACCTGCAACAGCCGACTTTATGTTTGGTTTGATATCTACTGAAGAGTTAGAAGGTCTAGGTCAACTACTCATCAAACAACTGAAAAATCGATGGGGTGATACGAACTATCTCAAACGATTTGTAGTAGGTATCGACAGATCAAAGATGCGTTTATTTGATGCAGAAGAGAATGCACAAGACGATCTAGTAGATGATACACCTACAATGGATCGTGGCGCAGTGGGTGAACGAGTAAACTCTGAACGTGATGACTTTGGTGGCGTAGTTAATTTTCGCAAGAAAAACAAACCAAAGTTTGAAGGGTTCAAATAGTGAGTTACAAAGTAGAACAGAACAAAAGAAATAACCACATCGTAGAGAAAGCGACAAAGCTTACAGTAGGCATTTACGAATGTCAGAAACAGGCTAGAGATGTGTGTAGAGGTCTTAACTTAGGATCAGGGTTCAATGGACTGACCCCTGCATTCTTTTGTTTAGGGATTCGACAAGCCAAGAAAAAAGGCAACTGATCTTTTACGACCAATTGCCTTATTTCTTAGCTTGATACGTGGCAGGTCCGAACCCCACGGACATACTTGATGTGACACCTGCTGTTCCTGTTGATTGATTACTCAAACACTTGCCTCTTACGTTGTTTTCACGTACTACACGCACCCATGCTTATTTATACAAAAAAATATCTCAATATCTAATAAATAAAAATTTATTTTATTTTTTTGGTATATTGTCCTTGACAAACACCTCAACTTAGTTTATATTGAATAAATAAGCATTACCTGGTAATAGCAAGAAAGGCTAACTATTGGAACATTGTAATCTAATGGCAATCGATAAGGCTTGCCTTGATAATGTTGATAACGATGTAAGCACATCGATACCTTGGTATATCTTGGGATCGTATGGTCGTAGTCATGACGATCCGATCCTAACTGATTCAAGACTAGAAAGATTGTCAAAAACAATAATTGACAATTGGGATAAAATTGATCATGAGTACAAAGAATATTTAAGACATGAGGATTTGCGGTACATAAAGTATACTGGTGAATATCCGAATCGAACACAGCAGAAACTTAAAACTATCAAAGAGGTGTATTGTGGTAGAGAAAAGCATTAAAGACCTGATCGAAGAAGCACTCGCTGAAGCGCAGATTCTTGAAGGTGCATTAGAAGAGCCTGATGAGGAACATATGCTGTACACTGCTCAAAAACTGAGTGGTGCGCCATACTCTTTTATCTGCGATATATACCAAAATAAACCTTGACAAATGCATTTGATCGTAGTATAGTATACACATAATGACAAGGAGCGATTCGCTATGACACAGTACACATTTGAAGCCGACATCTTTTCTGATTTATACAAAGAGACGTATGGGATACGCCCTCGGCATCATGCGTTCTATGATGAAGATACAACTGATGCAGAGCGTCAGGAGATTTGGGACTACACGTGTAAAGCCCTCGATGAAGCTGTTATTGAGCGTGAGGCAGAGAAGCAAGCCGATCTTAATGACTTCAAAGCACTAGTTGAAGACACCATTCAGATGGGTGCTAAAGACGAAGAAACTGCTCTTCGGTGGTTACTTCAAGGTGAAGACTTTTACTCTGGTCAGTGTGTTGAGCATTGGGTCTGGAATCAAGGTATCTTGTTCACCGACTACGGTCGTAAGTTAGTTGAGCGTTTGCTCGACTTAGTTGATTATAAAGAAATGGAGACTATATAATGTGGTATGTTAAAGCCCAAGTGGGTGACGAATGTGAGCGTTGGGAATGCTTGACAGAAGATCAAGCAATTGCTGTTGTGCAGTCATATAGCAACAGAGGCATCTCAGATGTCAGTACTGGGCAGATGCAATGACAATGCATCTTATTCGAGGCATGTCTAGCCTCAATACAAAGAAGCGCAAAAGCAAGATGTCTGCCAAGAGAATGAAAGAGGTTGAAACAGAGTGGCGTAGATACAATAAAGACATGCGCAGAAAGAGTATGCATTCCTGTCAGTTCGAGAAACTAGAAGACTATATATCATATGTAAGTGGTAATCTTAAACTAAAGAAGAGGGAATTCGTACCATATGAATCGAAGACAACAGCGCCAGTTTCAAAACAGGATTATCCATCAGTCTCGCCGAAGAGCCCAGTTCATGGAATCCCAGAGGCAGGACGAAGAAAAGAGTCCCCAAAGTACACAGGAGACTACATCGTCGGTATCGCAACAATGCACAAGTCAAACGCTGTTCCCATCACTAACAGAGAACAAGCAACAGAAATAGCAAGAATGGCTAAATGACAAAGGGCGCTTCGGCGCTCTTTTTTCGTAATATATAAATACTCTTGTTAATAGACAACAGGTATTGAAATGGCAATCACATTCGCCCAATATATAAACGAAGCATCAATCACTACTGATGAGATGGAAAATCGTTTAAAGCTGATGGGGTTCAAAAATCTTAAGCGTGAGTCCTCTCGCACAATAAGCGTTCTGATTGACACTAACCGAGTTGACGCTTTAGAGAAGATTGCTAAAGAGATGAAAGACTTGAATGCAGTCTATGATCCTGATAAAGGTTCATCTTCTGTTGGTGCAGTCGTAGCAGGTATCTACACTATCAAAGCACGACCAGCATCGAAGCAAGGTAAGAAGTCAGCAGGTCTTGATAACGAAGACACGATGATTGCAGGTATCACACACTTTACTAAAGGTGGACCGATGACTGTTAAGATTTCTGATGGTCGTAAAACATATACATACAAAGATGTTGTAGACGTAGAAGAAGTCGGACGTGATACATCTAATCGTAAGAAAGCAGATGTACGATTAGTATTAGAAGATGGTACGAAGATACCAATTTCTATTAAGAAAGATAACGCAGAGATGTGGGAGTCAGCAGATAGTTACTGGGCACCTACAGCAAAGAAGATTGTAGATAGACTAGAAGCAAGCGGTGAGATAACCATCACTAAAAAAGGCGCTGTTAATTACATGAAGCCTAACGTTGGCGTTCTAGCTACAAAAAGAGAAAAAGAAGCAGTCGTATTTGGTAGCGATGTATTAGGAAAAGGCTTTGTTATAGTAAGAACTTTTAGAAGTTCAGACTTTACATTGTCAAAGAATGGTGATATATTAGAAGTCACTGCTACTAAGATCATAGATAAAATGACAGACCTAAAGGGAAAATCTGATATCTATTTTCTAATACGTAATGATAGTTCACGTAAGGGGTCGAAGATACGACCAGGTTTGCGTGTTCTTGCAGTTGCGGCGACACGAATTAATAAGAATGTAAAGGTAGTAACGACCCGATGACACTAACGTTTAAAAACTATATTGTTGAGACAGTAGGAACACAAGGACTTGAGTACGAAAAGAAAGTATACAAGGCAATGGTTGATGCTGGTATACCAGGACTGAACGTTGGTGATAAGCCAGCGGCAGGTTTCAGCAATCAAGGTGCTGGTGACATTGAAGCAAGTTACAATGGCAAAGCATTCAACATCGAAATCAAACTAAGTTCTAAAGAACAGATGGGTGGTACATCATTTAGATATGACATGGACACTAGTACGTTCACACCTACAAAAGAAATGGACTTAGACGATTTAGATTTGTTCATGCCTATTATGAAACAGAAAGCTAAAGACGTTGACAACTATATTAAAGCTAGTCATCAAGAAGAGCCTAAAGAGTTTCACAAACAAAATCGTGGCGTACCGATCAAAGTATCAGTAGAAGCACGTAACAATTTAAAGAAGAAGGGTCTTACAGGAAAGATTGCTACAAACATCAAAGCTCCTATTAGTTTTATCATTAAACACTACAACAAGAAAGGTGTTTATTATATTAACATCGGTGGTGCAGGATTGTTTTACATGGGTAAGAATCCGTTCAACTTAGATGTACCTGAACTAAAAGCAGAGATACAAGTTGAACTTGGTTTACGTTTTGGTGGTAGTAAGTTATCATTCCCGACAGAACCTAAGACTCCTGCGAGAACAGCAGGTTTAAGAATACAAGGTCGAATGCTAACAAAAGCAAAGTCTAAATATAACTTAGACAACCCGACAGACGTAAAGAAATTATTTGGAGCATAAGATGAAACGCTTATCATCATTCTTAGTTGAAGACAAGAATACTCACATGGAACACATTGAGGACAACATTCTCAATGCGGGTATTGACGGCACAAGACAAGCAATCAACTATCTAAGAGCGTTGCGTGATATGTTAGCAGGAGATGCAAAAGCACCTGTGAATGTGACTGTTAAATGGGATGGCGCACCAGCTATCTTTTGCGGTCAAGATCCTAGTGATGGTAAATTCTTTGTTGCAAAGAAAGGTATCTTTAATAAGAACCCGATGGTTTATAAAACTAATGCCGACATTGATGCAGATACAAAAGGTGATTTGAATACAAAATTGAAACTAGCGTTGAAACACATACCAGCGTTAGGAATTGAAGGAGTTGTGCAAGGTGATTTCCTATATGCGAAAGAAGATTTACGAAAAAAGACTATTGATGGAGAGTCGTATATTACTTTCCATCCTAACACCATTGTTTATGCGATACCAGAAAAAAGCGATCTTGCTAAGAAAATATTGCGATCAGAGATCGGAGTGGTATGGCACACTACTTACAGAGGAGACTCTTTTGAATCAATGTCAGCAAGTTTTGGAAAAGAGATCGCAAGTAAACAAAAAGAATCGAAAGCAGTCTGGTCAGTAGACGCAATGTATAAAGATGTGTCAGGTCAAGCGACTATGACAAAGAAAGAGACTACCGCAGTAACGTTGCTATTGTCAGCCGCTGGTAAGCAGTTCAATAAGATTAAGCGTAACACGTTTGAAGACATCGCTAATAACGATGCACTTAAAGAACGTATAAAAGTATACATCAACTCAAAGGTACGTGCTAACGAAAAGATTAAAGGCATTCCTCGCTTCATCGATGATATGGTAGATCATATTTACGGCTACTATCAAAAAGAAATCGATAGCAAGAAGACAGCAAAGTCTAAAGCGAACTGGGAAGACAAACGTAAAGACGTTTTAAAGTATTTCTCTAATACACCCAAGAGCCAGATCGTTGCATTGTTTGAGTTGTACAACATGATTGCAGATGTTAAGTTACATCTGATTAAGAAGCTAGATAAAGCAAAACGTATTGACACGTTCCTCAAGACAGCCGATGGTTATAAGATTACAGAGCAAGAAGGCTTTGTCGCTATTGATAGAATGGGTAAGAATGCAGTTAAACTAGTTGATAGACTAGGCTTCTCAAAAGCTAACTTCTCTGATGAATTCATAAAAGGCTGGCAGAAATAGGTGTCTAACTTCAACTACAAAGATCCCGAAGAATGGAAGCAACTAGCAATAGTACTTTTAATTTTTGGTTCTATTCTCTTTTTAGCATTTAGTAGACCAATATGATTGTGACCTCTGTGGATAGCGTCTATCAAGTATATGCAGACAGCATGAAAGTATTAACATACAAGACTGTACTTGATCCAGAGATTAACAAGACGTATACAAGGATCACTTCATACGAAGTAGACATCTACAATGCAAAAGGTGATATTACGAGGTTACAAGAGACTACTGGGTCACTTATTAACATAACCGCATAACGGGCTTACCAATTCCGTATATCTAAAATTGGGATTTCTCTGATAAATATTAGTGTAAGAAAAGGATTAAACTCGACATGGGGTCGAGATCGGATCATACACACACATGGAGAAATATTATGACACAGGCTATCCTTGCCGCACACGGTTACAGCACAAAAGTTATCGAAGCATTATTCGATCTAATGAGATATGCAAATGATGCACGTAGAGAGCGTAGAGCAATCCGTGAAACAGAAAAAGCTTTAGCAAAACTTTCTAACGCCGAACTAGACGATATTGGTATCGCTCGAGGCGACATCTATTCAATCGCACGTAAAAAAGAAGTTATCTATAATTGTATTGAAAACAATAATTTGCGGGGGTGGGTCTAATGACAGCTTTAGTAGCAAACTATGTATTTTCACCGTTGTCGGGATTCTGGTCATCAGTAGATCGTTATTCGCAGATAGTGGGGTACTCACGGGCGGCATCGGAACTCGCAAGACAGGGTTACCACGAGGAATCGAAACAGTGTATGTTAGAGATTACGAAGTTACAAAATAAGTAACACTAAATAGACTTGAAGTCTATTGTGAACAGAGGGGCTTTGCTCCTCTTTTTTATTGGGTAATGATTATGCGACAAGAAAAATTAAAACTATTATACAACATATCAACATGGGATAAGATTGGTCTAAACTTTTGGGGTATACCCAAAGCAGGCAATACATCAATCAAATATCTATTGCATCAAGTATCTAGTAATGATATACTAGAATCAGATGAAAAAACGCAGTGGGTTCATGACCACGAATATACGACATACATCTCACCAGATCAAGCACTCAATAATGAGTTTGCTAATATTGCTGTTACACGTAACCCGTATAAAAGGTTTATCAGCATGTGGAAAGATGTTAAAAGAAGAGGTCCTGAGTTTGCAGTATCATGTAAAACTGTAGATGAATTCTTGTTTTACTTAGAAAATACACTAGACAAGAAACGGAACGTTCACTTCAGAACTCAGAGATACTTTTTACATGAAAATGTGAAGTGTATAGATATTACTGATACAGACGCATTACAAACTTATTTGAATCATCCTATACCACATAAGAATATACTTGAGGGTGACATACAATTGAGTGACAGCCAAAAAGAAAGGGTATACAATGTATATAAAAATGATTTTGAATTTTTGGGATATAAATGAATAAAATTTTATTACTAGCAAGTGGAATGTCTGCCAATGAAGTACATGACTATGATTACAAAGCAAACGGCTGGACTATCGTAGCGATTAATAATGGTTGGCAAGTGACAGAAGATTGGGATCTATGGGTTCGACCAGGTGACTTCGATGGTAAAGTACCAGAGGTGATCAAAGATACTCAAGAAGTGTGTGCGAAGTATGCAGAAAGCCTAAACCACTTTGGTGGACATAAAGAGTGTGGATTCTCAATTACCTTATGTGCGTCTTACTATGCTCTTTGGAAATATAAGCCTAGCGTTATAGGGTTCTTGGGTGCTGATATGAACTACACACCTGATGCAGATGGTAATACTCATATCTATGGTGTAGGTAGCGATATTAAGAAGCGTGGTATACCTGATCCAGACAGAATGGTTCGACAGTATGCAAAAGGTAATGAGAACTATCTAAATGACATCTATATGCGCCTTGTAAGCGAAGCAGAGCGATGGTCTAACTGTAAGGTATACAATCTATCAAGTGTTATTGACACTAGATTACCATATAATAAAGCGAAACCATTTGACTTTCAGTGAGACATCTGATATTATAAATATGTCTATAAACTTGTAGTAAGTCTACGGAAAACCTACCAAGAGGAAAACATGGCAGATAAAGATGAAGACATCAAGGCAGATGACGTGCCTGAAAAAGATGACAAAAAAGTAGAAAAGAAGCCTGAGCCTAAGAAGAAATCTAAGGCTGATAAGGAAGATGAAGTTCTAGTAAAGAACTCTATCGAAATCAACCCAAAGCTAGAAGAAGCTAAAGGCGACACAGTTGTCTTAGGTTGGGGTCGTATGAATCCTATCACTTCAGGTCACGAAAAGCTTGTGAATAAGATTAACGATGTTGCTCGTAAAGAGAGTGGCAAGCCAGTTATCTATCTTACACACTCACAAGACCCTAAGAAAAATCCCCTATCCTACAATGACAAAGTAATGCTTGCAAAGAAAGCATTCGGTAGTGCTATTCAGAAGTCAAAAGCTAAGACTATCATGCAAGCACTAGGTGAACTAGAGAAGAAGTTTACTAAAGTCATTCTAGTTGTTGGTGCTGACCGCATCAAAGAGTTTGAAACTCTACTTAACAAATACAACGGCAAAGACTACTCGTTTGACAGCATCAAAGTTGTAAGCGCAGGAAGTCGTGCTGATCCAGATTCCGAAGAAGCAAAGTCACTATCCGCAGATTCTATGTCCGCATCTGTAATGCGTAAACTAGCAAGCGAAGGTGATTTTGAATCATTCAAAAAAGGTCTACCTAAGAAACTAGGTCGTAACGCAAAAGATGTTTACGATATGGTACGTGCAGGTATGAAGATTGCAGAAGAGATGGAACTAGACGAAGCAGTTCTATCACTACAGCAACGTAGACAACGTGCATTGACAATGCGTAGATACAAGAGTAAACTATCTGCGGCTCGTAAGCGTATGGCTAAGAGAGTATCTTCTAAAGCTAAGTTGCAGAAGAAAGCACGTAAGAAAGCAATCGCTCTTATTCGTAAGAAAGTTGCTGGTGCAAAAGGTGGATCATATAGTTCACTGAATCCTGCTGAAAAGATGCAGATCGATAAGCGTGTTGCAAAGCGTAAAGGTGCTATTGATCGTATCGCTAAGAAGATGTTACCAGTAGTACGTAAAGCAGACATTGCACGTGTATCAGGTAGAAAGATGAACGAAGAGTTTGAGAACCTTTTTGAAGTGGCACAAGATGCAGACATCAAAGATAAAAAAGGTACACAGCCAGCGAAGTATCATGCTGGTCTATCAAAGTCTACAAAAGATAAGCGTGACGCACACTTTAAAAGAGGTGCTAAGATGGATGATGATAACGATGCGGCGTACAAGCCCGCTCCAGGCGATGCAGAAGCGAAGACAAAGCCTTCTACGCATACTAAGAGATATCATCAGATGTTCAGTAAAGAAGGCAAGATCAAAACAGATGGTCGCTTTCGTGCTTTCCGTAAGAAGGTAACAGAAGACGCAGAACAGCGTCTACGTGATCAGCACAAAAAAGAAAAAGAAGATCAAACATCTGAACACGATAGAGAAATGGATAGAGTAAAAGCACGTAAGATGCGTACTCAGATCCGTGATCTAAAGAAAGAAGAGAACGAACAAATACTAGAGTGGATCACAGATATCGCAGACGAAATCTTTGACTCTATTGAACTAGAAGAAGCAAAGGGCGATGAAGGCTTAAAGAAGAAAGCAGAGAAGTCTGGCATGCCACTTGGCATATTGAGAAAAGTTTACAACAGAGGTATCGCCGCATGGAGAACTGGACACAGACCAGGTACTACTCCTCAACAGTGGGGCTTTGCACGTGTTAACTCTTTCATCACTAAATCATCTGGTACTTGGGGCAAAGCAGACGCAGACTTAGCCGCTAAAGTACGTAAAGAAGAAGTTGAAGAAGGCGCAGTGTCTCCTGCACAGAGAGCCGCAATTGCTATTTCTAAGAAAGCTAAGGCTGGTAAGCCTGGTTATGACAGCGAAGGCAAAGCGTTGAAAGAAGATTGTTGGAGTGGTTACAAGCAAGTTGGTATGAAGAAGAAGAACGGCAAAGACGTTCCTAATTGTGTACCAGAAGAAGAAAATGATCCAGCAATCGAAAAGCAGAAAGACGGCACGTACTCATATAAGCGTCAAGTCATCAAAGAAGAAATCGATGAGTTGTTTGAAGGATTCATGGCTAACAAAGTTAAGTCTGTTTCAATCAATAAAAAGATGTATGACCATGCACTAAAGACATTGAAAGATGTTCTTACTCGCAAGCAGAAAGAAGCTAAAGCGAAGAAT